GTGATAGAGATGGCGGCGATAAGCCGTTTTGCCCGCGGGGTACCCCCCAGGGGGTTGCCCCTAAAGGCTTCCAAGCGGTTATACCGTTTTTGGAAATCTTCACTCCCACGATGGGAGTATATTAAAGGGAAAATGTTTTGGTCGGAGAGTGCACCACCGGCCCCGCGGTGGAAACCGCGGTACGTTTCCCAAGGTGGGTTGGCTGAGGTATGGTCACAACCAGCTTCAGACGACGCACAAGGCTGGCTTGAGTGGTATCTCGGTCGGCCTGCACCCAGGTCCCACACAATGGATGCACAGGACATATTGGACATCAGGAAGTTGTTAGAAGAGGTCGAAAGAGCGATGCTTGATCCTTCACATGAGTTTAGGGTCCAGGATTCCCTTTCTACCAAGAACTTGAAGGCCCTCCAAAACAGATTACTGATGTTGTTGCCTTGGCAGGTTACTGTTGAGTCACGTAGAGCTCGCAACAACATCACAGAGGAACAGCTCAGAGAGTTGGTTGAGGATACAGACAAGTGGTATGACGTCCCAATGGATAAGATCAAGGATGTTTACGCCAAGATGTGGGATTTGGTTGCAAAGGGTAAGGATTGTCTGATCCCTTTGCAATCAGCAATGGACCGTTTTGTCAACCGATTACCCTCAATGCAGGCAGTTAAAGACTTTTTCTGGATTGCAATTGGAGGCTTATCCGGGGCATTCATGTTTCGACCTGAAAGGCACCTTGGCACCATCATGAATTATTTGAAACCCACGGTATTGACCATGATTTTCCAACAACACAGGAACACCCGTAGTGGTTGGTTGGCCACTTTGACAGCATTGGCAGAAGTGTATTCCAGCATGTTCAAATTAGGCAATGGCTTGGTCACATTCATGACTTCGTTTTTGGAACACATACAATCACTCAGCAAAGAGTTGTGGAGGTGTTTTAAAGAGTGGTGGGCCAATTTGAAAACACCTCAAGGTCCCAATGATGCATCAGGTTATTTGTTGTTGGTTGGTGTTATTGGACTTGTTTATTACTTGTGTACTAACACCATACCAGGTGCCAAATTGACAAAACATTTGTTGAAGATTGCAGGTATGTTGTCAGGTGGAGTTGCGGCTGTCAAATCATTTCAATGGATAGTTGAGAGCATTAAACAGTCAAAATACAACGCAAAGGTACAACAATACCTGCATCGACATGCAGCTTTGATTGAGGTTATTGACACAGGTAGTGAGAGTGGCACCATCGAGGCAGAAGGCCTTGCCAGATGTTGTGAAATTTTAATCACTGAAGGCACCACTTTGATCCAAGAGCAACCAACTTCAACAGCTTCTGGCATCATCCGTTCTTTGGTCAGTGTTTTAGAAGAACGCAAGAACCGTTTAACACAGATGGTTAAAATGGATGTTCCCCGACCGGCTCCAGTTATGTACGTTTTTGGTGGCATCCCAGGTATTGGCAAGACCCATTTGGTACAACATTTAGCAAAGAAGTTAAATTTGCGCACTTCAAATTTTTCAATGGCTTTGGACCACCACGATTCGTACACTGGCAATCCCATAGCAATTTGGGATGAATTTGATGTGGACAAAAATGGCAATTATGTTGAGGCAGTTATATCAATGGTCAACACAGCAGCTTACCCTTTAAATTGTGATCGCCCTGAAAACAAAGGCAAGATGTTCACATCAAAGTACATTTTGGCCACAACCAATTGCCCGACACCAGTTGTTCCCACGCATCCCCGGGCTGCAGCTTTTTGGCGGCGCATCAATTTTGTGGACGTGAAGGCCCCTGAAATAGAGTCATTTATGGCAAGAAATCCAGGCAAAGCAATTCCAAAAGCATTGTTCAAAGAAGATTGCAGTCATTTAGAACTGCGGTTAAGACCAACAAATGGCATCGACCCTGAGGGGCAGTTGCTCGACGGTCGCCGAGCAGCAGTTGCCCGCGTCACTCCAGAGGATTTGGTAATTTTAATGAAGAGGCAATATGAAGCACAAGGTCCTGATCCACATGTTTTATGGCTCAAAATGCCCACCAAAATGGTCCCCGAGTCAGTGTTGCGCATCAAAAGGTGGGCAGCTTATTCATCATCATGTGTCAAAGTATCAACAACATTAAGCAATGAGGAGGCACTTTACCCCACAGGACATGGCCACATCATTTGTTCAGACCAGGACGCCCCTGCTGGAGGAATCATAGAAGTGTTGGTGTATGATTTTGCGGATCATAACCCAAATGATATGTTCGAAAAGAACAATGTTTTGGATTTGTTTAAAGTCCAGAATGGAAGGCCTTCAGCATATTTGTTAAGGAACATCATTTACGTCGTTCATGGTCACACATTAACTTTGCATGATTCAGTTTTACCCATATCAACCATTCCCAGACCACGGCGCATGGTTATGGTCAGCACTGTCACTGAGTTTATTGCAGGGTTGTGGCATCACTTGTCTATTAGGTCAATACCAGGTGTGTGGGCATTAATCCGTGGCAAGGTGACTGGTGTCAATTATGTAGAATTGTTAGACAGTGTGTGTCAGAACATGAAATTTGGCCCCAATCCAGAATGCACTTTATTCCGTACCCCTTCAGGTGACATCATTTTGTACACATGTCGTGGTTCAGTCATTTTCGCAACCCCTGCGAGGTACCCTTTAATCACTGAGAGTGATTATAGTGACATGCGCCACAGGCATTCACGTGGTACCACGTGGTTTGATTTGATTTTGTCAGCAATTGAGGAAATTTCAAAAGTTTTGATGCCTTACATCCCTTTGTTTTTGTCAATCATAAATGTGTGCTATTTGGTGTTGAGAGATAACCGTGTTGTGGAGGCCAAAGGAAAAACAAAGCGTGGTCGCGGCCGAGCTCATGCCCTTGCAGATGATGAATATGAAGAATGGCGTGATGTACGCAGAGATTGGCGCGTTGAGATGACCGCACAAGAATTCATGGAAATGCGTCGCAAAGCTGAAGCAGGGGGAATGGATGCACAATCCCAGCGTTACCGTGCATGGCTCGAGCTGCGCGCACTCCGTGCTAGCAACAATGCATATAGGCATGACATTGTCACAGTTGTAGGCAAGGGTGGTGTACGTGATGAGGTCCGTAGACTCGACCTCATGCGTGCCCCACGAGAGCGTGATGAATTCGATGGGTACGAGTCACAGGGCGTCTCGCACCTTGTTGAATTCATGGATGGTGACACTCACATCGGCTGGGGTGTGCACGTTGGTGGTGGAAAAATCGCTACGTGCACACACGTTGCCAAGGTTGCTTCAGCTGTTGCAGATTTACCTTTCACCATAGCACAACAATTTGATGATTTTTGTTTTGTCAAATCCACTTTCAAAGGCCCTTTTAAACAATTAGGAGATGGACCCCCAATTTATTTCCAGGACCGGTACCACACCGTTAAAGTGTTGGAAGAAAGCCGGTTTGACACCACAACGACCACAGTTTCGGGTTGGTCTTTGAAGATTTTGAATGGCACGACTACACAAAAGGGTGATTGTGGCTTACCATATTACAACATCAACGGTAAGCTTGTCGGCGTCCATTCAGGGGCGTCAACTGAAGGTACCGTGAAGTTGGTGTCCAGGGTCGTGTCAGAAAATGCCCAACCACATGAGCAATTTGCATGGAAAGGACTGATCGTTGAAAGGTGTGCACCAACAGGTGGTATGCCAACGTCTACCCGGTACCACCGATCCCCAGCTTTTCCCGAAATTTTGCCAGATGAGACACATGAGCCAGCGCCTTTTGGTATTGGTGACAAGAGGTACAAATTTTCACAGGTGGAGATGTTAGTTGCAGGTTTAGTCCCTTACCAGCAAACAGAAGTGATCCATTTTGACCCTCAGTTGCTTAAGAGAGGTGTTGAGCATGCCAGAGCCAATTTGCGTAGTTTAATTGGCACCCACCAAAGTCCAAATTTAGATTACACAACAGCATGTCACTCTTTAGAGAGATCAACATCTGCGGGACCTTTCATAGCAGGTTTGAAATCAGATTATTGGGATGAAGATAACCAGTGTTTCACAGGTGAGCTGCGTGAGCATTTGGACAAGCGTTGGGATGCGGCAATGCGCGGTCAACAGCTTCCCAATGCCTACAAGTTGGCTTTGAAGGATGAGCTTCGTCCCATAGAAAAGAACAAGGAAGGGAAGAGGCGTTTATTGTGGGGTGCAGACGCAGGCCTCACTTTGTGCGCTTCTGCAGTGTACAAACCTGTTGCAGAGAGAATAGCTGCAGTTGTCCCGTTGGTCCCAATTGCAGTTGGGATAAACATGGATTCCCCACACATTGAGATGATGAATTCTGCTATGGTCGGTCGCGTTGTTTTCAACGTTGATTATAGCAAGTGGGATTCCACCATGCAGCCAGCTTTAGTTAGTGCAGCTTTGAACCTTTTAGCAGAATTTGCAGAACCCACACCTTTAACTTCAGTTGTCACACATGCACTTTCTTCACCCGCCAGGGGTTACTTTGAGGACATTGTGTTCACAACCCGAACTGGCTTGCCTTCAGGCATGCCATTCACATCTGTCATCAATTCATTGATCCACATGATTTTGTTTGCAATGGCAGTTTTGGGAGCTTACCAGGAATTTGGCTTACCTTACAATGGAAATGTGTTTGAGAACGAGGTGATGTGGTGTTATGGTGACGACGGCATTTACGCTTTCACCATGGCCACTGCCTCACTTGTGGACACCATAATTGGCAATTTAAAGAAGTTTGGTTTGAACCCAACAGGTGCAGACAAAACCAGTGAAATAGTCCCAACAGTCACACCCATTTTCCTCAAAAGGACTTTCCAACAAACTCATAATGGCTTGAGGGCATTGTTGGACAAATCCAGCATTAAAAGGCAGTGCTATTGGGTCAAGGCACAGAGAACCAATGATTTGTTTTCACCCCCTAAAATTGACCCAACAGTGAGAAGTGTTCAATTGAGTGTGGTCCTTGCAATGGCGAGTCAACATGGTCAAGAATTTTTCCAAGAAGTCACACAGCTTGTGCAGAAATGCATGGAAGCAGAAGGACTTGTCATAAGTTTGGATTATGATGAGGCCAACCTTACGTACAACACATGGTACGCAGGGAGTCCCCAACCACAAAATTGGGAAACCACTGAAGTCCCCAACAGTATAGTGTTTGAGATGGAGGGCAATGGCTCTCAGCCGGCCTCTGGGGGGGCAACCCCCCAGGGTGTCGCAAATGATTCCACTACTGTTTTGGTCCCCACTGGTGGAGTTAACACCCAACCAGCATTGCAAGCTGTAGAAATGTCAGCAAATTCGGGCGCTGTCCCCGGATCAATCCCTCCTGAAGTGATGAACACTTTTACAGTGTTGGCAAATGTCACTTGGACCAACCGCCAAGCAGCTGGAACTTTATTGGCCCAGTACAAATTAAGCCCAAAGTTGAACCCATATTTGGCCCATTTGTCAGCAATGTGGGGTGCTTGGGGTGGTGGCATGGAATTTAGAATGACAGTTTCAGGTTCAGGCCTTTTTGCAGGCCGTTTGATGGTTGCAATCATCCCGCCTGGTGTAGATCCAACAACACTACGTAATCCAGGCTCTTTACCCCATGCCCTGCTTGATGCCCGTGTCACTGAACCAGTCACTTTCCAGCTGCCAGATGCGCGCAACGTAGCGTATCATTTGGCTAATGATCCTTCAGCAGCCCCATCCCTTGGTGTTTGGGTTTACAATGTTCTGATCAACCCTTTTGGTTCCAATGATGTTTTGTCAGCAGCCAGTTTGACAATTGAAACCCGCCCCACTGCTGACTTCAATTTCGGGATGCTTTTACCACCTAACACATCATCAAATGGCGCAACTGGTCCGGAGAGATTGTTGCCGCGGAGATTGGGCTTTAGCCGTGGTAACAGGATGGGCTTCAACGTTGTTGGTGCACGCGTTGTTCCAACAGGCTCCCAGACAAACCACCACTGGGACGCCAATGCCACAACGTTTGGCTGGTCCATCGGCCCACCAGATTATGTTAGATTGCAGACCCAGAATGCCAATTCTCCAGCCCACATTCGGTCAGTTACTGGAGTTGATTGTCCCATCATTCAAGGTATCCCAAATCATTTTCCAGATTCGGCGGCGTCTTTCCCAATTTCGGGTGGCGGCAACATCACATGGACTGAGCAGAATTTACCTTTTGGTAACATCCGTGCAGCAGCAGGTGCTGGGATGAGCATGAATGGTACCACCATGAATGTTGATATGAATGCTGTCCAGTCCTTGATGTTTGCCGTGGGAACCACACCCACAGGCGCCTCAGTCGGATCAGTTTTGGCTCCTGCATTGACTTTAACTTCAGACAATTTGAATTTGATTGCTTTGACAGATAACCAAATTAGTGGTGGCGAGTGGATTGTCCGTCCATTTGTCATCAATGGGAACCAACCAACCATAGAACAGGGTGCACTCCAAGTGTCTCAAGGACAGCGAGTTGTTGGCCCCATTGGGGTTAACAATTTGTTGATGTGGCAGGAAGAATGTTTTTCCGATGTGGATGGCATGGGTTACATCCTTGCTTCACAGTTGGAACATACTGCAAACATGTTTTCCGAAGGGCCAGTGGCCATTCCGGAGAACCATTTCGCAGTGTTTGGTGTGTCATCTTCAGGTGGTGATTGGCAGATTGGCATTTCTCCAACAGGTTTTTGCTACACAGGTACGGCCGTAGGCAATTCAGTGTTGCTTTCGGCCGACACCACTTTCACTTATCTTGGGATTTTCCCTTACACCACCCCTTTGACAGGTTTTCTTGCAAGTGGAGGGGGTCACTCTTTTTACTGAGGGTGGCTCTCTCTCTTGCGTGCTTTCCCCACAGGAGTTCCAGCAAGTAGTGTTTGGAGATGGGGTCGTGGGCCACGGGCGCCATGATGGCTGCCGGGGCCGGCACTGACATGGTAACTGGGCTTGGCAATTTGATATTGTCAGGCATTGACATGGCCAACCGGAATCGTTTGCAACGTGACCAGTTACGACTCCAAAGCAGAGCTTTAGATTTGCAGGAACAACAGTTAGCAGTTTACTCCCAATTAGCTAATCCCATTTCCCGTTATTCCCTTGCTTTGACTGCAGGTTTTGATCCTACTTCTGCGCGTCAAGTTGCGGGTTCTTCTGAACTCCGCACCATTGGTGCCGCACAGCTTCATCCCGTTGATTCACACACGCTGCAAAATTTGCAGCGTTCGCATGTTGCTTCACAGTTTGCTGCTGCTAATAGGGTTTTTATTGAGGGTTTACCAAATTCGGGGGGAATTAACCGCCCTATTCCTTATAATCAATTGCCAGGCAACAATCGCCCAAATTTTGCACGGCGTTGGAATGAATCAAATGCTTAAAATTTTCTTTCTTTCCGGTAGCACACGCGTTCGGGTGCTTTAAAAGTGATTAAGCGATCACTGCCAGCTTTCAGCAGGAAAAAAAAAAAAAAAAAA